CAACAACAACAACAAGGTCGCCCAGGCGCTCAGCGTCTCCGGCGGCATCCTGAAGTTCAAACTGCTGATCTAAAAACAGTAGACAGTAGAAAGCATACAGGATACAGGGAAAGACAAAAGCCAAAAAGCAATTAAAAAGCATTCCCTTTATTCTGCCTACTGCCAACTGCCTACCTTCAGAAAGGGAGGAACAACCCAGTATGGAAACAAAGAAAAAGGTTAAAACGGACTCGCAGGAGTTCATGGAAAAGATGGGCAAGCTGATGACCGAGGCTCTGGCCACGCCCGATGGAATGCGCGCGCTGGCGGCGTCAATAGCCGCGCCCATCGAGCAGGAAATAGCGCGCAAGGAAATCAGCTCTCTGCTTCTGACCAAGCACAATCTGCCCAAGGGCGAGCGCGCGATTTATCAAAAGCGGCCCCGGCTGAAAGCCTTCTGGATTTCAAAGGACGGCGAGGCGCGGGAGATTGAAGTCGGCAAAGACGAAATCGAAATCCCGACCCACCGCGTCCACAGCGCACCGATGGTTGACGTGAGCATCCTCAAGCACGGCAACATCGGCGCTCTCACGGACATCCAGACCGCATCCTCGGATGAAATCCGCAAGGAGATCGACAAGCGCACGCTTACCGTCATCTCCGCCGCGGTGCCCGCCGAGAATGTTGTCACCATTTCCGGCGGGGTTCTGACCGAGGACGGCCTCAACGACGCGATCAGCATCCTCGAGGACAAGGAGCTGACCGTGAAGTACATCGTGCTTCGCGGGAAACGCTTCAACGAGATGCGGGCGTGGGACCTCGACCCGGTCACCCAGCTCGAACTGCGCCAGAAGGGCATCATCAAGGTGTACGGCGGCGCGAACATTCTGCTCACCTCGGCGGCGGACGTGAACGAGATTCTGATCGTCCCGGACGAGGAGATCGGCAAAATGCCCGTGCGCGAGCCGCTCACCGCGGAGGCCATCGACAAGAAGCTGAAATTCAAGACCGGCTGGCTCATCTGGAGCGAACTCGGCATGGGCGTCACCCGCCCGGATATCGTCGCAAAGGTCGTCATCCAGCCGTAAGCGGAGGTGCTTAACATGGCAAAGATCAGGAATCTCACACCGGGCATTCTGCACATTCCCGCCGCGAAGCTGCGTCTACAGGGCTTCGCGGTGGCGGACGTGCCGGAAATCACGCCCGTCATTCAGAAACAGATCGACGCGGGCCGCATCGCGGTCGTCACGGACGATGACGCCGCTGCGCGTGAAGCGCCCGCGCCGGAGCTGCCCGAGCCCCCGGCGGATTTCGACAAGCTGGATGAGGCGGACGCCATCGATTACGTCGAGGATGAGACGGACCCGAAAGTCATTCAATCCATCCTGAGCGTGGAAAACCGGCCCGGCGTGATCGAGGCGAGCAAGAACCGGCTGAAGGAGATAATTGATGCTCGCAAGTGAGCTCGTCACGCTTCTGCGGCTCGACATCGGGGACACCGCCGGGGAGATGCTCGGAGACGAGTATCTCGCCCGGTGCGTGACCCGGGCCGTGTACGCCCTGAACAAAGACGCCGGGACGTCGTTCGCGGTTAACAGCGGCGAGGTAACGCCCGATCCGACCGGAGAGGAACAGGAGCTTCTACTCCTGAAGGCGCACATCAATGTCTGCTCGCTCATGCGCTCGATTACCGCGAACGCCTTCTCGTTCCAGAGCGGCGACAAGCACGTGGACAAGACGAAACAGCCGTCGTTCTGGGCGGACCTCCAGGGCGATCTGGAGAAGGATTACAAGGATCGCGTGAAGAAGGCCGGGACGGACGGCGGCGGCGGCGAAATCGTGGACGACCCGGACAGCGGGATCATGGCCGCTCCTGCGGTGAAGCCGGTCATCTACGAGCGCGGAATCTCGGAGGATGAGAATGCTGCTCTCGGAAGCTGACAAAAAGTTCATCGCCGAATGCACGGCGGAACTCATCACCAGTTCCGGCCAGACGGGCAAGCGGTACGTGCCCGACCCGACCGCCGAGAAGATTTACGGCACGGACGACGCGCCGTTTGTCCTGGACTGTGAATTCCCGTTCGAATTCGTGGAGACGCCGCCCCAGATTCTCACAACACAGAAAACGGACGCGGCGATTTCCATTCTGCCGGATCAGGAGATCAACGAGGGCGACCACATCGAGTTCGGCGGCGTGCAATACAAGGTTCTGACGGTCGAGGCGCTTAATGTGTTCGGCGTCATAAGCCACAAGGTTGTGACGGTTGCAAGGTTGTATCCATGAGAGTGAGAAAATTCGGGGACTGGAAGCGGCTGGAAGCAACATTGCACAACTGTCTTCCGGCTCGGATTGAAAAGGCGCTGAATCGCGCCGCGACAAAGAGCGCGCTCCTTCTCGTTAGGGAAATCAAGAAAGGAATCAAGTCGCAGGCACCCGGAGGCAAGGCGTTCACACCGCTCGCCGAGGCGACCATCGAGAAAAAGGGATCGTCCAAGGCGCTCATAGACACCGGATTTCTGCTCAGTTCGATCACGCAGATCATCAAAAGCGACAAGGCGTTCGTGGGACTTCTGCGCGGCACGCGGAACAAGGACGGAGAGGAAATCGTGAACATCGGCGCGATCATGGAATTCGGCGCGACGATTCAGCAACCGAACGGCGTGACCATCGTAATCCCGGAGAGGCCGTTCCTGCATCCCGTGATGGAGCAGTACAAAGACGAGATTAAGCAGAATTACGCGGAGGCGATACTTGGGCTCCTTCGTTAAGGAAACAGTCGAGACGCTGATCCGGAAGCTTCAGGCGGACGTGACACCGCATACGGTTCTCGTGCCTCCGAATGAATACTACGAGATCAAGCATACGCCGTCGCTTCTCGTCATCGGCCCGAAGATGGATGAGAACCGCGCGAAACGTGTCTCGGAGAAAATCGTGGTGATAGATCGCGCCGCGCTCACTTACACGGAGCGCAACTGGCCCCGGTTCTACCATCTTGATTTCGATTTCGTTCTCACGGCGGGCAACGGAATGGAACTTCTCGAACTTCAGGAGAGCCTGATCGCGTTTTTTCTGGACAACATCGCGGTGGCCGTGCCCGTTACCGCCGGATGGGGACCCGGCCCGTTCGGCATCGAGCCGTGGGGTTCGGAGGACGGCGCCCTGAAGTTTTATCTCCGGGAGATGGTTCCCATCGGCGGTCTGGATCGTCCGAACCTGTCGAATCTCCGGCAGGCGTCCGGGCGATACCGCATCGAGGACGTGCCGATATTCGATCACGTTCTCGAGGAAGGCAAACTCGTTCTCTACCGGGACTTCGTTCTTTGCGATTTCAAAACGAGGATTCCGGTCGAGACATTTTCACGATAAAGAAACGAGGTGATCCGTTTTGAAAAACGTTCTTTTGAAAAACATATCCGGCGCGCTGCTGACGGTGAACGTCGCGCAGGGTCGCGGGCTGCATTTTCTCGCCGGTGAGACGAAAAGCGTACCGGCGGCAACTATTGAAAGCCCCGACGTGTTCCGGCTTTTCCGGAGAGGGTTCCTTGAAGTCATTGACGAGAAGTCGCCCGCCGCGCCGGAGAAAAAGAAAGGAAAATCCTGATACATAGGAGGTGACCATTCCATGCCCGAATATCTTTCACCAGACATTTTTGTTGAGGAGCGGGAGAGCACCCGGCACACCATCGAGCGCGTGAGCGCATCGGTGGCCGCGTTTTACGGCATCGCCGAGCGCGGGCCCGTGGGCGTTCCCGTCCTCATCACAAGTTTCGCCCAGTTCCGGCGCATCTTCGGCGGCTACATACCGAACAGCCACCTCGCTTATGCCGTGGACGGGTTCTTCAAGAAAGTCAAAGGGCGCTGTTACGTTGTGCGCATCGTTCACTACACCGACATAACGGACGCGGCAACCACGACGTGTGCCACGAGTGCGACCGCGCTCAACGACCGCGCCGCAACACCCCTGCCGACGCTCGGCGTGAAGGCGGTCTCCCCCGGCAAGTGGGGCGACGACATCTCCGTGAAGATCGAGGCGGCGACAAACAAGCCCGCGGAGCATTTCAAGATGAAGGTCTATCTGCGCGGGACGCTCGTTGACTTGCACGACGACCTGTCGATGGACGCGGCGTCCGAGAACTATGCGCTCGAGCGCATCAACGGAAAATCCGAATTCATCGTAGTGGAAAATCTCGGCAGCGCCAGCGCCGCCCCGGAAAACAGACCCGCGGAAGGTCTGTCTCCCCTCACGGGCGGCGACGACGGCCTCGTTGACATCGGCGACACGGACTACGTGGGAAGCCAGGCGGCGCGCACGGGCGTGTTCGCGTTCGATCCCGTTGACGAGATCAATATCCTCGCCTGCCCGGGCATTACCACGCAAACGGTGCAGAACGCGCTCTGCACGTATTCCGAACTGCGGCAGGATTTATTCGTCATCCTCGATCCTCCCGTCGGCATGAACGTGACGGAAATAAAGGAATACGTTCAGGACACGGCGGCGTTCAACTGCCGGTTCGCGGCGCTCTACTACCCGAACATCATCATCCTCGATCCGCTGTCCCGCAAAAACCGGCTCGTGCCGCCTTCCGGCCAGCTCGCGGGCATTTACGCGAAGACGGACGTGGTGCATGGCGTGCATAAAGCTCCGGCGGGAATCGAGGACGGCAAATTCGCGGACGTCATCGGACTCGAATACACGCTCGACAAGGGACAGCGCGACACGCTGTATCCGGCGCGCATCAACCCCATCGTCAAGAAGCGCGGCGTGGGCGTCGTCGCGTGGGGAAACCGGACGCTGTCCGCGCTCTCCGACTGGCGCTCGATCAACGTGCGGCGTCTGTTCCTGAATGTGGTGGAGTCAATCGCCGAGGGAACCGAGTGGGCGGTGTTCAAGCCGAATAACATCGATCTGTGGAAGGATTTAACGACCACGATCACGCTGTTCCTCAAGGAATACTGGCGTGAGGGCGCGTTTTTCGACGGCGGCACCGGCAACTGGCGCGACTCCTTCTACGTGAAGTGCGACGGCGAACTGAACACGCAGGAGATCATCAACCAGTACAAAACCGTCTGCGAAATCGGCATCGCGCCGACAAAGGCTGCGGAATTCGTAATCTTCCGCATCACGCAGTGGGACGGCGGAAGACTAATCGAAGAGACGATGGGGGGTGCATAACATGCCCGCACAGGCAACTGCAATCAACTACTGGGACAAATACGCCTTCATCGTGAAGATCGACGGCGTGGTCCGCGCGGCGTTCAACAAGTGTTCCGGCCTGAAGGCCGAAGCCGAGGTCATCGAGTATTCCGAGGGCGGCGCGCTCACGCCGCACAAGCAGCCCGGCACGATCAAG